AGCAACTTTTACAAATGGATTAGCTTCTACATATCATCAACACCAAAATTATTTGGTTAATTCAGGTACAAGTGGATTACATCTTAACGCAAGAATGAAAGATGCAACTGCTACATCATTTGGTGTTGCAGTAACAGGGATAAATGAAACATATATACAATGGACTGCAAGTATAAGATTATGGACAAATAAAATAACACAAACAATATAATTATGGCAGACAAGACATTAGAAATGGAAGTTAAGTCAAATGTTGGCAAAGTTGCAGAAGATACAGAAAAATTAGGTAAAGCAACGAAAGAAGCACAGTCAGGTATAAAAAAACTATCTGCAAGTTTTGGTACATTAGCTAAAGCGACAGGTATAGTATTTTTATTAAACAAAGCATTTGAAGTATTCCAAGAAGTATTCAGACAAAACCAAAAAGTAGTAGATATATTTAATACTGCATTTGAAGTTTTAAGTATAGCTTTTAATGATTTCTTTAAATTCTTAGAAAGTAATATAAATACTGTTTCAGGTTTTATGGATAAAATATTCGGTAATGAAGTAGTACAAAATGTAATAGATTTCGGAAGGACTTTAAGTATAGAAGTAATTACTAGAATAAAAAACTTAGTACAAGGTATTGGTGGTTTAGGATCGGCTTTAGTTAAGTTATTTAAAAAAGATTTTGCAGGTGCAAGTGAAACTGCTAAAGCAGCAGTAAAAGACCTTACAGAAGTTGTAACAGGTAACGTAGTAGAAACTGTAGAAATGGAAAAAGCTATTACTAAGGTTACTGATAAAATAAAAGATTATGCTAAGTCTACAATAGAAGGTGCAAAAACATTAGTAGGATTAAGAAAAGAAAGTGAGTTAGCAGCAGTTAAGGTACAAGGACTTATAGAGGAGTACGATAGACAAGCAGAAAAACTAAGACAGGTTAGAGATGATGAAACTAAGACATTTGAAGAAAGAATAGCAGCTAACGAAGAATTAGGTAGGGTTCTTAAAGAGCAAGAAGAAGAAATGCTAAAACTAATTGATATTAGAATTAAGGAAGCTGAATTAGATGTAGAAAAAAATAATAGTGTTGAAAATCAAATTAAATTACAAGAAGCATTAAATGAAAAGAAAGCAGTAGAAGCACAAATTACAGGTTTTCAATCTGAGCAGTTAGTAAACCAAGTATCATTACAAAAAGAACAGACACAATTAGCTTTAGAAAACACAGAAGCACAACTACAAGCATATAGCGACCTAGCAGGTGCATTAAGTAGTTTAGCAGGAGAAAATAAAGCACTAGCAGTAGCACAAGCAATTATAGATACTTATGCAGGTGCTAACAAGGCATTTGCACAAGGTGGTGTAACAGGTTTTGTAAGTGGTGCAGCTATTATAGCTTCAGGATTAGCTAATGTTAGAAAAATATTAAATACAGATGTAGGAAGTGGTGGTGGAGGTGGTGGCTCAGTACCATCAGAAACAGGAACTCCTGCACCTGAGATGTTAAGTGGTGCGTTTACGTTAGGTGGTACACCTGAACCACAACCTGTACAGGCATACGTTGTAACAGATGATATGACTAACAACCAAAACAAGTTAGCTAATATCCGTAGAAGGGCTACTATTTAAAAATCAAATAAATTAATAAATAATCTATTATATACTAAAAGATAAAGAAAATGAATAATATAAATCCATTAGGTAAAACTTATAAAGAATATCAAGAAGAATTAGAAAAGGTAAATTTAGAAAAATCTTATAAAGTAGAATTAGGATTAGCACAAGATTTAGAAAAAGCATTTAAAAAAAGTGATTCATTAGTAAAAAAATCTAAAAAACTTGTAGATAAAATGGAAAAACTTTTTAAATCTTATAATGACCAAAATCAAAAGTTAATTACTGAAAGAGATGGAGTAGAACAACAATTAGCTAGAAATGAAAGATTAATTATAGATGCAAAAAGTGCAGCTAAAGAATTAGGTGTTAATATAAAAGATATTAAGGGTGTTTCTACTTTAGAAGAAATAAATAAAGATTTATCTAGAGAAATTAATATGTTAAAATTTCCACAAATAAGATAATATGAAAAGAAAACCAACTAAAATTATAGAACTAGTAATTTCTGATGAAAGCGAAGAATTAACAATAGATGCTATCAGTTTAGTTACAAGCCCTGCAATAGAACAAGATTTTGTATTCTTTGGTAAGGACAAGAACAATCTTACACTAGCTAAGATAGATGAGGAGAAAAGAATGCTAGTAAGTCCTGCATTAATACCTAACAAACAAATATTTAGATATGATCCTAATACTGACAGTAATTACTATGTATATTTTTCAAAAGAAACAGTAAGACAAGCTAGTGAGTTATATCTAAAGCATAATAATCATCATAAAGCTACATATCAACACGAAGATAGAGTATCAGGTGTATTAACTATAGAAAGTTGGATAAAAGAAGGCGACATGGATAAATCTAAGCTATATGGCTTTGACTTACCTGATGGTACATGGTTTGTTAAGATGAAGATAGAGAATGATGAGATGTGGAATAAGATAAAAGATGGAGAACTAAAAGGTCTAAGTATAGAGGGCTACTTTATTAATAAAATGGAAAAAATGGGTAAACAACAATTTTCAAACGAAGAAATAAGAGAAGCATTTGTTGAATTATTAAATGACAAAAAAATAAAATTAAAAAATTTAGATACTGTTGAAAAAGCAATAGCAGAAGCTAATAAAATAAAAAATGTCAAAGATATTGTTAGTAATATTGTAAAAACTAAAAAAACTTATGATACTTTAGGTAAAGAATATGATGCAATAGAAAAACAATTAAAAAAATTAAATGCTGAACAAGATAAATTATCAAAACCTTTAGGTAAAACAGAAAAAACATTTGATAAATTAAAAAATGATGCAAATATGACAAGAAATAAATTAATTGCTACTTATAGTAAAATAGAAAATGCAAGAAATTTATTTACACAAGGTTTAAAAAGATTAGGTGTAACTAAAATGCCACCTATAATAAAAGAAGCAACTGAAAAATTAAAAAAAATTGACAAAGACCTTGATAATTTAGAAAAAGGACTAAATATATATCTAAATTAAAAATCAAACAAATAATAATTAATTCTATTATATAAAAAAAAGACAAATGGATTTAAAACAACAAATATTAGTAGCACTTGGTCTTGACAAACAAGAAGAAGTGAGTTTAGAGTTTCAAGCGAAACTTGAAGATGGTACTATAATAGTTTCTACTGCTGATTCATTAGAAGCAGGAGTGGATGTATCAGTTCTTACAGAAGATGGAACAACTATGTTACTTCCTGTTGGAGAATACAAGACCGAAGATGGTCAAGGTTTTTCTGTTGAAGAAGAAGGTGTAGTTGCTGAAATCTACGAAGAAGAAGTAGTAGAAGAAGAAGCTACAAAAGAAACTGAAAAGGAAGAAATGAACGAAGAAATTACTGAAGAAGTTGAAGAAACAGAAGCAGTAGAATTTGATTCGGTTGCTTTTATGGATGAAGTTAAATCCGTAGTAACTGATTTAATAGGTAATGTTAATACAGAAATAGAAAACTTAAAAACTGAATTAGCAGAACTTAAGTCAGCAAATGAAGAATTATCTTCAGAAAAAGAAAAACTATCTGCACAAGTAGTAGAGTTATCAAATGAACCTGCTGCAAAACCTGTAGATATTAATAAATTTAGTGCATTAGGCAAAGAGCTTTCTAGTAAAGATATTGCTAAAATGTCTAAAAGAGAAAGAATATTATATAACATAACTAAATAAATAAAAAAATGGCTTTTACAGTAACATCAAATTACGCAGGTAAAGCATTCGGACAATATATTTCGGCTGCTTTAAAAGAGGCAAAATCTCTTGAAGGATTAACTATCCTAGAAAATGTAAAGTATAAAGAGAACATTAGAAAAATGGCAGGTTCAAGCTTAGTAGCAGATGCAACTTGTGATTTTACTGATGCAGGTACTTTAGCTTTAACAGAAAAAGTATTAGAACCAAAAAATCTACAAATCAATGTAGACCTATGTAAGAAAACTTTACTATCAGGGTGGGAAGCAGAAGAAATGAGAGCAGGGGCTTTCAATAGAACTGCACCAACTTTTGATCAGTATGTATTATCTTACTTTGGAGAAATTATTGCAGATGCAGTAGAAGGTTCTATTTGGCAAGGTGCTGCTGCTTCAGCAGGACAATTTGAAGGATTCCAAACTGCTACTACAGGTGCTTTCGCAGTAGATGGTACAGTTGTAGCTTCAAGTGCTACGGCTGCTTATACAGAAGCAAACATTATAGAGAACCTACAAACTTTAGTAGCTGACATTCCTTCTAATGTATATGGGAGAGATGATTTAAGTATCTACATGAATTGGAAAACTTACAGATTCTACATTTCTGCAATTTCTACATTAGGATACTTAAATGCTTACAACATGACAGGAGACTACAAGCCTGTATTTGAAGGTATCAATATCCAACCATGTCCAGGTATGGCAGATAACGTAATGGTAGCTGCTGAAAAATCTAACTTATTCTTTGGAACTGATTTATTATCAGATAACACTAATATTAAAATGTTAGATATGACTGATCTAGATGGTAGCGATAACTTACGTGTTGTGGCGAAGTTCTCAGGAGGTGTACAAGTTGGAGTTGGTTCTGATATTGTTAACCAATCATAATAACTGATTAAAAGGGAGTAGCTTCGGCTACTTCCTTAACTTTAAAAATAAATAATATGTCTTGTAATTTAACAAAAGGAAGAAATATAACTTGTAGAGATACAGTAGGTGGGATAAAGGCAATTTATTTCGCACAGTTTGATGAGGTTGCTTCTTATGTAACTGCATCAGGCGAATTGACTGACTTTGACTTAGGTGCTTCTGATGACATATATAAATACACTTTAAAGAGGGGTACTGCTTCTTGTACAGAAACTATTACAGGTTCTAGCGAGAATGGTACAGTATTTTATACTCCATCAGTTCAAATAATGTTACACAAATTAACAAAAGAAGATCAAAACCAAGTAAAACTATTAGCTTCTAATAGATTGGTTATTTTCTTAGAATTAAATGAAGTATTGACTGCTAACAATCACAATGTATTATTAGCTTTAGGATTAGAAAATGGTATGGAACTAAATTCAGGTACTAATGCAACAGGTGCTGCTTTTGGTGATATGAATGGTTACACTTGGACTTTTGATGGTATGGAAAGAGATCCAATGGTAACTGTAGCTGACTATACTACTACTCCATTAGATAATGCTGCTTTTACTTATCAGTCAATAGTAACTTCTTAATCATTGTTTTTCATATTTCTTAAAGGGCTACTTCGGTAGCTCTTTTTTTTATCAAACAAAAATGACTTTTTTCTATTATATAGTATGATACATATACAATATGGAAATTTAGGTAGGTTTTATGTAACAACAGAAGAGAAAAGAATAGATACAGGTGTACCAAGTTCTAAAATAAGATATTTGTTTAAATTTACCAATAATATGTCTAAGAGTGTTGTATATGGCTATGGACAAAACCAAACAGTAAATGATAGATATACATTAGTAGCAATAAATCACGGAACTAATGATATTTATACAGGAACAGTAGATTTTACTCCAAATGGTTATTGGACTTATGAGATATACGAGGTTAGTTGGCAAGATGTTGCTACTTTAGCATCAGGGTTTGCACCAGTAAACGAGAATGATGTACTAACACCACCAGCAGCAGATAAAGGTATAGTACAAGGGTTAGTAGAGAAAGGAAAATTATTAGTATCAGAAGCATCAGGAGAAGAAGAAGTACAATATACAGAGCATCCTGAACCAAGTGGTACAAATTACATATACGTTAGTTAATAATAAATAAAAAATTATGGTAATAGAAAATAATAACGAATTATTAAGAGAGCAGTTAGGAAAAGGTACTGTAGAAGTATTTACTACAACTGCACAAACAGGCAAAGATTATTATGCAGTTTATTTTGTTTTAGAAAGTGTAATATCTAGTATAACTGTAGCAGATTGTACAGGAGAGAGTAACCTAGTTACGACAATCCCAGCAGGTACAACTCTTTTTATGAACGTTACGGCTATAACTCTTACGAGTGGATTAGCTATTGGATATGTAGAATAATATGTTAGCATTAGCAAACAAATTAAGTTTAACAACTCAACCTGTTTATAGGTTTGTAAATAAGTATTCTATTGACTTTGATGGAGTAGATGATAGGATTATTACTGATGGTGCAGATACAGTACTACAACCTACTACTTATTCTTTTTGGTGTAAGTCAAGTACAACAACACAAAATAATGGTGTATTTGGACACGGAAGCGATAGAATAGGTGCTTTTCATTTCAATAGAAATGCAGATAGACCTCAATTATTTTTAGGTTCAAATTATTTAGTTATCTGGAATGATACATCTGCACAAGATGATGGAGAGTGGCATCATTGGGTTGTTTATTCAGACCCTAATGATTTAAATAATTGTAAATTATATGTAGATGGTGTATTACAATCACAAAGTTTTGTTGATTCATCAGGTAGTGCTAATGCTTATACTGAAAGTTTAACTATAGGTTCAGAAAGACAATCAGGTGGTAATAGTTTTGAAGGCAAGATAGATGAGTTTGCAGTTTACGATAGAGAACTCACACAAGCAGAGATTACTCGTATGTATAATAATGGTAATCCAATAAATCTTAATTTGAACGCATCAGATTATCAGTCAGCAAACCCATTAATCACTTCTACTAAGAGTATGGAGTTTGATGGTGTAGATGATTATATGGAAGTACAAGATGATTCTAGTTTACAATTAGAAGGAAGCGA